CGCCGCCGGCCCCACCGTCGTTGCACATGCCTCGGGATCCGTCGTCGGACAGACAATCACCGTCAAGCTCGACGGCAAGGCCGGAGACAAGATCATCCTGGGTATCAACGAGAAGGCTCAAGGTGGTCGCGCGACTGTGAGCCTCCCGCAGGGCTGGACGACCCTCGTCGACCCGTACTGGGTCGGCACGATGAGCGCGACCGTCGTGACCGGACCGTGGGCACCAACGATCACGATCAGCATGTCTCAGAACGCCGAGATTGGCTGGGCCGCAGCCGCAGTACGCGGCGCGTCCTCCATCGAGGCCGGCACCGTCAAGAAACGCCAGGCCGAACCGGTCGAGACCAAGACTTGTACGGCGCCCGCCGCCGCGGGCGCGGGTCTCCGCGCCGGCCTCTCGGCGCCCGCGCCCCGGAGCGCGGGCGAGTCGTCTGAGCAGGTTACGGTTTCGGAGGGCTGGGAGAAGCTGGAATTCGCTGCGCAGGATGGTCTGAATTATCAGACTGTGACGCTCGCGAAGCGAACCGCAGCGTCGCCTGCTGATCTGGTCGTGACCTACCCGAACGTGCAGGGCTCGAACGGTATCGGTGTCCAGGTGGTCGCCCGTGGCTGAGCTGACGATCTATCGCCGTCGACGTGACGGAGGGGATGTGCCCGGGGTCGTCCGTCGTCGCCGTCGCGACGGAGGGGATCTCCTCCTGCGTCGCCGGGAGGCGACGACCCCGGTCACGCCGGCCTCGACGGACGTCGTTGAGCAATTCCTCAAACAGCGGCCCTTCTATATCGCGCATAGGATGGGCGGGACTGAGTATCCGGAATTCACGCAGAAGGGTCTCGAAGGCTCGTTGCGTAGAGGCTTCAAGGCGCTAGAGGTCTCCGTCCGACTCTCTGCGAAGGGGCCGAACGGAGAGCCCGCCGAGTTCGTCGCGATCCACGATTGGAAAACGGGTCGCACGGTACGGGGGACGGACTTGCCGATCTGGTCGACACCGTGGAGCACGCTGCGGACTCTGCAGCAGGGCACGGGGCCGTTTATGCGGCTGCGTGACATCGTCGATCAGATCCCAGACGATGTTGTCCTCGCTATCGACCATAAGACGACGTCGTCTGAGGATCAGCGGAACGCCGCTGATCTGCAGGCTGAGGAGCAGCTCTTCGAGTACCTGGACACAGTGTTCGGCGGGCACCCTGAGCGGCGTGTGATCTGGAAAGTCTTTGCGAGGGGTACGAGCGCTGCGCGTGCGAAAGCGCGAGGCTATCGGACAATGGCAATGCTCTACCCCCACGAAGTGCCAGCGGTGGATCTCAACTCCTGGGACGTAATCGGCATGGCATGGAACGCCAGCGCCGACGTCTGGAACCGCATCAACTCGACCGGGAAGCCGACGATCGCGCACATCATCATCACTAATAGCCAGGCGCGTGAAGCGCTCGATAAGGGAGCGTCCGGCCTCATGGCCTCGTTCCCAGCTCGCGTGCATCCGTAGCCGATGCCGAAGGCCCCACCGCCCGTTTCGGACGGTGGGGCCTTCTTGTGTGCCTGTTTAGTCTTGCGCAGACCCGCTGGTGGGCAGATCGACAGCACTCAGATGAGGACGTGCGAGTTCATCCGCGACGTCAAGGCCGCGTCGCGCTCGCGTGTCGCATGCTGATAGCGCAGCGCGACGTCGACGTCGCTGTGCCCGCCACGGTGAAGCAGTTCGGCAAGTGTCGCGCCTTGCTGTGCGAAGATCGTGAGGCCTGTGTGCCGCAGGTCGTGGAATTTAAACCAGGGGATGCCCGCATCCTCGCGGGCGCGCTCCCAGGCTCCGCGCAGGCTATTAGGGTGCAGGGGCTGGCGAGGTGAGCGCTCGGAGGATAGGAGCCAGGCTGTGCCCGCAGGCGCGACATAGGAATCGAGGTGTGCGCGCAGCACTGGGACTAGAGAGGCGGGGATGACGATCTCGCGCACGCCGGCGGCGCTCTTCGGGGGAAGCTCGACAGGCCCCTCCCCCGCTAGATACTGGACCTGTCGTTCAATACGGAGCGTCGCGGGCGTGGAGTCGAGGTCGAAGTCGCGGCGCTGCAGGCCGGTCAGCTCTCCGAGCCTCGTCTGACACCACGCGGCGAGCAGGACGGCGATGCGCAGGCGAGCCGGCATGGAGTCGGCGGCGGCGCGGACCTCCTCGGGGGTCGCGACCTGGCGCTCGCGCTCGCGGACGGGCCGGTGCTTCTGTCCCTCGGGCACCTTGCATGGACTCGCCTCGATGAGGCCAGCCTTCACCGCGGCGTTCATGCAGACCGACAATGTCATGTAGATCGGGCGCGTAACGCCTGGGCCTTTGGCTTCCCAGACGCGCTGGTACCAAGCGTCGACATCCTCGACGCTGATCGCTCCGAGGGGCTTCGCGCCGAAAACCGGCCTGAGCTGCCTCATCCGATAGGTGTGCGTCTGGATCGTCTGAGGGGTGCGCCCCAGTCGCTCGAGCGACGCGAGCCACCTCTCCGACCATGCCGCGAACGTAATCGCCGCCCGCTCGGCGGCGACCTCCTGGGCGCGATCGCGCTCGCGGGCTTCTTTGGGGCTGGTCCAGGTGCCCTCGCTGATCTCGGCCTCAACGTGGGCGAGGAAAGCGCTCGCGTCGGTCTTGCGGATGAATGAGCGCCCGGCGGTATATTTGCCGCCGTCCGGCCCTGTGTAGCGAACCTCGAAGCGTCCGCTGCGGGCCTTTCTAATCGAGCCGAAGGCTCGGCGTCCGCTCATGTCTGCCTCCTCGGTAGGGAAGTGGCGCAGCATCTTATTCCACAGGATGCGCCACCCGTGCGCCACTAGCAATGCTACACCCTGCGACATCCTGATATATGGGAGAGAGTGGGACGAGGGCGCGAAACGCGCGCGAGAACAACGAAAACCCCGGAATCTCAGCGAGACTCCGGGGTATGTGTGGAGATGGGGGGAATCGAACCCCCGTCCAATGGCCGGCCCCGAATTCTTCTCCGAGCGCAGTCTACGGTTTTATTTCTCAGCCCCCAGCATTGCGTAGACACACCGCCAGCCGCCGGGCTTCGGTGCGGGCTGCTGAGGTGTGCCGGTCCAGCGGGCAGGCGCGGGCGGGGCTGCGGGTGCAGGTTGGGACTGTGCGGCCTTCACGGCGGCGCGTGTGTGCGCAACGAAGCGCATGAGCCCGTCGACGGCTTTGCGCTCGAAGTGGAGAGTCAGCAGCGCTTGCCGTGTCTCGATCATGAGCCACTTATCCCCGCCGATCCTCTTCTTCGCAGCGAACGCGAAAATACCGAGCGCGACGAGGCGCGTCGCAGTAACGCGCGCCTGCGCCGCTTCGCCGTCCTCAACCTCAACGCTGACGACGTCGGTCAGTGGGATTCGCTGGATTGGCTCACCGCGCCGCTTCGAGTCATAGAGCAGCTCGGTGTCGGTGCAGATAATCTCCGCAGGGTCGGATGAGTAGAGTCGGAAAGCGCCTTTGGGGCGGTGCATGACTTCTCCTTTGAACGAGGCCTATCTATACAGACAGCCTACAGCTCGCACGAGGACGTAGAGGCTATTCCGGAGAGGCTTCATCTGAGAGGCGCTGCTCAGCCTCGGCAGCTACATCGGCGCCGCTGACTCCGAGCGCTGCGCACATCGCGCCGAAGTCGCTCATTGTGCAAACAGTGTCGCCGGCGAAGATCTTGTAGCAGCGTGCGCGTGTAATCCCGGCCCGCTCGGCAAGTCGGTCGATGGTTAGGTCCAGACTTTGCAGACGCTCCTTGAGTACAGCTAAGACAGCGCGTTCAAAGGGACTCGATTTAAGAGATCTGCTTCCCATGAGGTAAGCATATCTACTTTTGTAGACCCATGTCACATGAAAACGAGTTGCAAAATCTCTATTTGTAGACTTATATAGTAGTCATTGGTCTACAAATGTAGAAAGGAACCATGAGATGACGGTCGCAGCCGTAATCAAGAGCATGGCCCGTGAGCTGGGCATCTCTCAGACGGAGCTTGCTGCCCGCGCTCGTATGAGCCGCGCGAGCCTGTCCCTCAAACTCAACGAGCGCCGAGATCTGACCTTGCCGGAAGTTGAGCGCCTCGCCGCAGTGCTCGGGACGTCCGTCCGTGAGCTCCTCGACCGAGTCGAGCGCACCACCGAGACCGCGCCCGCACCCGAGAAATCGCGAGGCTATGCAATCGCCGACAAGCCGACCGGCGTCATGATCCTCCAGGCATCGCACGGCAGCATCTACGACGAGGACATCCCGGCATGAGCGCCGTCGTCGCGGTGACCATCGGCCTAGTTCTCGCGGTCGCCGCAGTGCCGGTCATCGTCTGCGTCGTATACCTCGCGTGTGTCTACGGAGGGGATGCGCTCGACCGCCTCGTTTATATGGGCCTCGACGCGGGTGAGCGGATCGAAGAAGCGATCGACAAGGCGGTGTCCGACAAATGATCGCAGTCACCCCGTTCGCTCCGGACCGCTGGTACTCAGCCCAGCAGGTCCAGGAAACCCTCAGCCTCTCCCGCTCAACCGTCGAGCGTCTCGGAGTCGAGGGCAAGGTCGCCGCAATCAAGATCGGGCGCTCCGTCCGATACAGCGGCGACGACCTCAACCGCCAGTGCCAGAGCCTCGGCTCCGGCATCAGCGAAAAGAAGAGCTCCCAGCGGTAGAAGCGCTGGGAGCGGACAGAACCCCTAGAGAAGGAAGATTCCATGAATCAGACTACCACACGCCGCCGCCACCTGCGGCCCTGGCGAACCCTCATCGCAGGCGCGTCACTCGCCGCCGCCCTCACCCTCGGTTTCGCGATGCGAGGCCTCGACAACCCCGCCGGCCTCCCCGAGTGGACCTTCTGGCCCGCTCTCGGACTCCTCGCGCTCGCGGTCTGCTTGATCCGCGCTGACTGGAAGGCAGGGCGACTGTGAACGCCTCGGTCATCTTCCTTGTCGTTGTCCTCCTCTTCGTCGGATGCGGCCTGCTCACCTGGATCGCCGTTCGAGGCGCATCGCGCGCAGCCTCCATCGAGGAGATCGCCGCCCGCATGCAGCGTTCCGCGTCGAAAGCGCGGGCGAAGGGCACGACGCTACTCGAGCGTCACGTCGGTTTCGATTACTACGACGTGGACGGCGAAGCACCGCTGCCTCACCTGATCTGCCTCGCGACGCAGGACGTCATCATCGAAGCCGAGCTGAACAATTGCTTCGCACTCGATACGCCGAAGATCGCGGTCGATCTCGACCGCCAACAGATTCACGTGACCCTCGAAGTTCTCCGGCTCGACGGCCCGCGCCTGGACGTGCGCGCCTGACAACCTCAGACCTACTGCAAACCCCACGAAACAAAGGAAAACCAATGAACGCCAAATACTGGGCGGCGGGAGCTGCCCTCACCATCGCGGCCCTAGCGCTGCCCTACGGCGCCGCATACGCCGCCGACGAGGCCGCGCCGACCATGACCGCGCAGGTCACGAAGGCGACATCTTCCTCCAGACAGACCTCAAGTGAGGTGACCGTCGAGGGAACCTGGTCCACGCCGAAGCTAGCCGTCGGCCAGCACTTCACCGTTGCCAGCAAGGACGGTGGCTTCAAGTGGCTGGCATCGTTCCCGTTCGTCCTCGACGACGGGACCAAGATCGGCGGCTGCACCGCCGACGAGGCTACGCTGACCTGCACAGTCACGGACATTCCATCCGCCTACGCGGATAAGACTGACGTGACCGGCACCTTCCACGCTCGCGCGCGTCTTTCGGACGCCGCAGTCGGCACCGAGGACACGCAGATCGTCGTCAACGGGGAGGTGACTCGAACGCTCGTCTGGGGCGACAAGGAAGGCACGGGCACCTGCACGAACGATTGTGCGTCGCCCGCACACTTCGAGTACGCCGCGCCCGAAACGATTAAATTCGGGTGGACCAATCCCGACAAGTCGATCAGCTGGGGCATCAAGTGGGCCGTCGAAGCTGGCAAGACCTACACGCTGACGGACGAGACGAACGCTCTCCCGAAGGCCGTGAAGTGCAGTAGCGGTCCGACCTGGGATCCGGAGACAACGACCTGGACCGACGGCACGCTCGACGAGTCCGCGCACACGCTGACATTCACGCCGCCCACAGGCTCGCTGGTCTGCATCGTGTACCCGGCTGCGTCCCCTCACGTCGAGGGCCAGGACACCTACACCAACCGCGCGACGATCAACGGCAAGAGCCTTGAGGCAACCGCGACGATCAAGGCCTCGGGCGGCACCGACGGCGACGGCAAGACCAAGCCGAAGCCGACCCCGGTTCCGACTCCCTCGGATGAGCCGCAGTCTGCGCCGACCCCGACGCCTTCTCCTACGACCGATCCGACGCCGGGCACGGTGAAGCCCGCGCCGAAGCCTGAGCCGTCCTCGACTCCAACAGTCGAGCAGCCGAAGCCCGCGCCGGCCGCCGCCCCTGCCCCGCAGGAGCGCCTCGCTAAGACTGGCGCGACCACTGACGGGATCTTCCTCGCTGTCGGAATCATCGCCTTCGGAATCGGCGTAGGCCTCGTCATCCTCCGCCTGCTCGAAGGCCGTAAGCACGAAGAGGAGACCGCCCGATGAGCACAAAGCACCTCACAAACCCGGTGACATTCACCATCGAGCTCGACGACCTCGGGTGGCTGCACAACTTCCTCACAGAGGAAAGCCTTCACGCTGAGATCGACCACGAGGAAGTCGAGAGACTCCACACCGACGTGGCGATCCGCACCGCAAAGGCAGTGCTCAGCAAGGAGCACGACAGGATGACGAAGATCATCGAAGCCCTGGACGAGGCCCTGGCCGCAGACGACAAGCGCGAAGCCCTCGCGAGGAAGATTAGCGCAACGCTGCCCGTCGCGCTGCAGGCCTCTGATGAGATCCACGCATCGATGGAGGACGAATCATGAAGGTCGCGCACGTTGCCGTCTACCTCGATGCCGAGCAGGCGAAGCTGATCCGCTGGGATGCGCAGGAGGCTGTCCTCGCTGCGGATGAGGATCTGGAGCTCACGCAGAAGCTGCACGATGTGAACGCGCGGCGCCTCGCTCGCGAAGCGATCAGTGCGAAGCGGGACATCTACCAGGAGATCGTCGATAAGGCTCAGGAAGCCTGCGAGAAGCTCAACAACGGCGAGTACGAGTACATCGACGACGTCGATTAGTGCCCCGTCTGCTCCCCGATGAGCGCGGCCACGGGGAGGCCACCCGCCACCCAGAAAAACAAGGCGGGACCGGCATCAAGACCGCGCAGCCCGACAAGCAGACACCCGGGTGCAAGTCCCGGGCGGGCACGAAGCCCGCACCAATGAGTGCAGGGCAAGACCCCCTAGAGAAGGACCACCAATGACCACCATCAACGAGATCAAGGACAGGCTGAACGCCGTGGCGTTCGCTGGGCGCAGCTACGCAGGCGCAGACCGCACCGCGATCGCGAAGGCCTACACAGACGCTGTCGCTGCCTTCGACCAGAACGCAGCCGTGGATATGGCGTACCTGCTCGACCGTGTCGATGAGCTGCAGGACGCGATCGCCGTCGCAGCTTCGGACCTCGCCGACGTAGCAAGCTACGTCGCCGCCAGGTACGCCGGCACACCCGACGAAGCCAGCGAAATCCGCCTAGCAATCGGCGAACCAATCGACGCCCTAGTCAACGTCTCACAGGGCACACCGATCACACCCGAGGAGGCCGGGGAATGAGCGGCGCCGGACTCCTCAGCATCGAATGGGAGATCGCCGACCAGCATCTCCCCATGCCTCATATCGTCGCAACGGCCTGCGCCGCGTTCGTTGAGGAAGTAGAACGCCGCGGACTCGTCATCCGCTCCGGACCCTCACCTTCCGTCCTGCACGAGCTCCGGATCGTGCGAGTCACCGGCAAGGTCACCCGCCAGGACGACGAAACCCCCGAGCCGCAGCCACCACACACACTGCGACGCTGCCCCGCCTGCGGCGTCCACATCTACGACCTAACCGACATCGAAGGAGCCGAGCAATGATCGAAATCAAGCAGGCGCGCAACGTCCCCGGCTTCCGCTTCTGCCCTGTCTGCCGCACGCGCCTCGCGCCGAAAGGCTCGAACGTTCACGTCACCGTCGACGCCGAAAACGAAGCCGCCGCAATCGAGCACATCACGCACAAAGCCTGCGCACAAACCGTCATCAGCTTCACCCGCGAGCGCGGCTACACGCCTGCCGAGCTCGTGGAGGTCGGCGTCTGGGCTGAGGAGCAGCGATGAGGCTCCCGATCAGGATCCAGCGTCGCCGCGCTCGCGGCTGGCGTATGCCCGCGCACACGAAGTACGTGGGCAGGGGGAGCCTGTACGGCAATCCGTTCAGGGTTGCACGGTCGGCGCGCGAGCTTGAGGAGGGCGGGGAGCTTGTTGTCGCGTCTGCGGCGGAGGCTGTCGCGCGTTATCGCGAGTGGATCGAACGGTCGCGAGAGGGCAGGTTCGTAGCGTCGTGCGCCGCCCGGAATCTGTGGGGCTTGGATCTGGCTTGCTGGTGCAAGCTCGATCAGCCTTGCCATGCAGATGTGCTCTTGGAGCTCGCGAACCCGCGCGGTGAGGCTGAGTTCGAGAATCGGTATTACAGGATGTGGGACCGAGACGAGGCCGCAGAATGACGGCTATCGGGAGTCTCTTTACTGGCTATGGCGGGCTGGATATGGCTGTTCGCATGGCGCTTGATCCGGATGCGCGCGTCGCTTGGACGAGCGACGTCGAGCCGGGGCCGTGCCGTCTAGCTGAGGTGCGCTGGCCGGGTGTTCCGAATCTCGGGGACATCACGCAGATCGATTGGTCGACAGTGGAGCCGGTCGACATTATCTGCGGCGGCTCGCCTTGCCAGGATCTAAGCCTCGCTGGCCGTCGCGCGGGCATGGCCACGGGCACGCGCTCGGGCCTCTGGGAATCGATGTTCAATGCGATCAAGACGCTAAGGCCGCGTCTAGTCGTGTGGGAAAACGTGCGAGGAGCGTTAACAAGTGGAGCTTTCAGTCTGGTGGAATCCGAGCAGGGACTGCTGGGAGTCGGAGCAGATGGACCTGCTCTCCGGGCAGCAGGACGTGTGGTCGGAGACCTGGCCTCAATCGGGTATGACGCGCAATGGTGTATTGCTCGCGCTTCCGACGTCGGTGCCCCTCACCAGCGAGAGCGACTGTTCATTGTTGGCCACCCCGCAGGCGAACCTTGGCAGCTGCGGGGGCTCGCAGCCTCCGGAGAAACGCAGGGAGGGCGGGCACTCGGTGAGTCTCGCGGATCAGATCGAGTACCTGGTGCCCTGATTCCGACGCCGACTGCGTCGGACCACAAGGCGGGTCGGCACCAGGAGGGGACGGGCATGAGCCTGTCTCAGGCGGTGCAGATGCTGCCGACTCCGCAGGCGACGAACGCGACGGCCTCCTCGACCGGCTACGGGGCGAATCTCCACGAGGTGGCTCGCGAGCTGCTGCCGACACCGTCTGCGTCGGATGCGATTATGGGCCTTCCTCGGACGAGCGGACGCCCGCCGGAGAAAGCGACGAAGCTCGCGACACGCATCGAGTACACCGATTTTGGCATGTACGCGCCCGCGATCGCGCGCTGGGAGCAGGTGCTCGGGCGTCCGGCTCCGGCGCCGACTGTCCCGCCGACGCGCGAGGGGGGGCGAGCGCGGCTCTCGACTCGTTTCGTCGAATGGCTCATGGGGATCCCCGAGGGACATGTGACCGGCGAGGATCTGGGGCTGCCGCGCGAGCAGCAGCTCCGACTGCTCGGAAATGGGGTCGTCCCGCAGCAGGGCGCCGCAGCTATCTACCAGCTCACCAGGATCGCCATTAAGGAGGCAGTATGACCGGCATCGACCCGCTAAAGGACATCCCCGGTGTCAAGGAGTTTCAGGAGCGCGCGCTCGTCCGCGCGGTCCGGCTGACTCGTGAGAACGCGGAGACGATCGCCCGCCGCGCGCGCAAGCGTTGCGGCTTCACGCCGGACGGGCGGGTGATGCTCGTCGAACACACCTACACGATCTGGGCGCTTGAGGGGGACATGATCGTCGCACGCCCGGGCAGTATGCGTCTGTCGAACCGCATCCCGGAGGACTTCACAGCCTGGTACACGAGGCCGGGCAAACAGCTCACAGAGGAGGATCTGGGATGAGCTCGCAGCTGGTGTGGGAATCACGAGTCCTGCCACTGACTCGCAGCAAGCTAATCACCGCCAACGACAAGATGCACTGGGCCGCGCGCTCGCGGCTCACGAAGCAGCTCCGCCAGTGGGGCTACCTGCTTGGCCGTGAGGGTGAAGGCGTCGCGCGCCTCGGACTGACGCACGCTCGAGTGGAGATGGAGTTCGCGTATCCGGACAGGCGGCGGCGTGACCGCAGCAACCTCGCTCCGACGGTGAAAGCCCTCATGGACGGGCTGATCGACGCAGGGCTGCTTCCCGATGACGCGGATCGGTTCCTCGACGGCCCGCACACAGTCATCGCGGACAACCTGGCAGGGAAGCACCTGAATATCCCGATGTACGAGGTCCGCATCCGCGTGTACGCAGACACTGAGAAGAAAGAGAGCAAGTAATGGCCGGAGACACGATCATCACTGTCATCGGTAACCTGACCGCTGACCCCGAACTGCGTTGGACGCAGTCCGGCGCCGCAGTCGCCGACTTCACCGTCGCCTCGACCCCCCGAACCTACGACCGTAACGCCGGTGAGTGGCGCGACGGTGACACCCTCTTCATGCGCTGCTCCGCGCGGCGCGAGACCGCTGAGAACGTCGCCGAGTCGCTGCGTAAGGGCATGCGCGTCATCGTTCAGGGTCGCCTCACCCAGCGCTCATACGAAACCCCGCAGGGTGAACGTCGCACGGTCGTTGAGCTGCAGGTCGACGAGGTCGGCCCCTCCCTGCGCCGCGCACGCGCACAGGTCACCCGCGTTCAGGCACAGGCCGCGAGCGCGTCGGCCTCTGGCGGTGCGGCTGGGTGGCGGCAGGAGGCTCCGCAGCATGACCCGTGGGGTGAGCCTGGCGGGTCGGCGTTCGGGTCTGAGCCGCCGTTCTGATGGAGCGGAATTGTCCGGACTGCGGTGAGGTTCTCGCTGCAGGGCACGCGCGCTGCAGGCCATGCTTCCGCAGGTTTGAGGCTGAGTATCAGCGGAAAACCGAGAGGGACTGGATGAGGCGCAACTTCCCGGAGTTTCGGCCCCGGGACTTGTTCCCGGAGGACTACTGGGAGCAGTCGGAGATCGAGAAAACAACCGTAAAGGAGGGCGACTAATGGCATGGGTCCGAGTGGGCGACGAGGCGTTGAGCCACCCGAAGCTCATGAGCTTGTTCGACGTGGAGGGGGCCGAGGACATCTCGATTATCGAGATGTTCGGCTTCCTAATGGCGCTCGCGACCTACTCGGCAAAGCACCTAACCGACGGAATAATTGAGAGGGGCGCAGCTTTCCGCGACGGCGCGCGCTCGCGGGTTGTGCGCCTCATCGATGCGGCGGTGGCCGCAGAACTGCTCACGTGGGTTGAGGTGGACGGCGCGAAGAAACTGCGCTTGTTCACGGATGAAGAGTTCATTCATATCCAGCCCCGTGAAGAGGTTATGCGGCGCCGTGCCAGGTCGCGGGAGAACCGCGACAAGGACAAGAAAGCTGCTGTGATCTTCCGCGACGGCGATCAGTGCCGGTACTGCGGCAAGCTCGTGCGCTGGACCGGCCCGATCGGCAACAACTTCGGCACGCTCGATCACGTCGATCCGGACTCGCTGGGGGACGCTCCAGTCGAGGGTCTCGTGGTCGCATGTCACGAGTGCAATTCCTCGCGCGGTCATGCGCGCGAAGCGTTCGACGCGGCCTCTCCGCTGCGTCCTGTCCCGGCCACGCCTTATTACGGAGTGTGGTCGGCTGAGTTCCTTACCAGGTGCGGATATGAAGCCGTGCCGTCCGTGGATCCGGGTACGCCCGTTGACCCCGCCTCAGAGGCGCCCGCGAGGGGCGTTCTCCCGGGCCGAGGGTCCGGGGCGCCTGTTGAACCCGGGCATGGCTCCAGCGGCCCCACTGAGGCCGCTGTGCGTGACCCCGGCGCGTCCGAGCGACGCGCGTCCGAGGGTCCGCGTATTCGACCTGGTTCGGACTTGAGTCCGAACCATAGTCCGACGTCGAAGGGTATCAGGTCGAATACTCTCGGGTCGGGTAGGGACGGGACGGGACGGGCAGGCAAGGGAAGGGCAGGAACGGGCCAGGCCGGGAAGGGCCAGGCCGGGCACCCGCGCGCACCTCAGCAGCAAACCAACAAGCGGAACCGTAGAAGGAGAAGAAGGTGACCGAGAAGGAAGAGCTGAGGGGCAAGGTAGAAGATGCACTCTCAGCACTGGTACAGGAAGGGCGCGGAGACCAAGCAGTGACCGGGGCCTGGGTGGTCTGCGCTGAGGTCATGGTCCCCGGCAAAGAAGAGGTGACTGTCTTTATGCACGATGGAGGCGGGTCGATGCTCGCGCGGCGCGGACTGATCGAGTGTACTCGCGATCAGCTCGCCTCATGGGTGGAGGGATACGATGACTGACCATGACGACCGCCGGGTTTGTCCGGTGACTGGTGAGCCTCTCCTCGACGGAGAGTTCCTGTCTCGCGGTGGCGCTGCCCGCGTCCGTGTGGCGACCGCATCGATGCCCGGCCTGATGAGCGATCTCGCCTATGCTGCGTCGCACGGTGTGCGCACGGGTGAGCAGGTCGGCGGCGCTGGTGTCCCGTCGTCACGGGCGCCGCTCAACCTCGCTCTGATGATCGAGGTCGATGAGATGTGCGACGCGATCCTGACATGGGCGACGCTGCTCCTGTCGCACGTGATGGGTCCGTCCTACTGGGTGCGCCCAGGCGATTGGTGGATGGTCTCGCGCGTGTTCGACCTGCACGAGGATAAGCTCCGCAGATGGTCGGAAGCCGAGCAGTGCGCGGACGAGGTGTTGTACTCGGTCTCGCGCCTTGAGCGTCTCGCCTCCCCCGGCAGACAGCGTCTCGTCTACGTCGGCTCGTGCAGTCAGTGTGATGCTGATCTTCTCGTGCGCGATCCGGATGAGGACGCCACGACTTGCCGCGAGTGTGGAGCGGTCGAGCAGATCGCCGAGGCGTGGGAGCGGCTGCTCTCGAAAGCTCGTGAGTCTCTGCTGCCTCGCACTCGAGCGACTCGCGTCGCTGAGATCCTGGCCGGCGCGCAGATCAAGGATCCGACTGTCCGGAAGTGGACGCAGCGGGGGCAGCTGGCGCCCCGGGCGAGGAGGGGCGGGGATCGCCTCTACCGGGTCGGGGATATTGAGAGGCTGGCGACACGTAGGATGTAGGCGCGTGTCGCTTGCGACGGGGCTTGTCACGGCGTATTCTCCTAGTGTGGCCCTGAGCGTAAGCGAGGGGCTTCTGCTTTAACGGCAATCCGCGCACTTGTACTGACCCCCGCTCCCATCGGCCCCGGTGGAGCGGGGGTCAGTGCATACGGGATGAGGGGGCGGGCATGGCATGGGAGACATCGGACCGCGCCGCCCGTCTGCCTGATGACTGGGAAGAGCGCCGCGCCTTCGTTCGCGATCGCGCAGCCGGCAGGTGTGAAGCAATGCTGCACGACGGCACGCGATGCCCTGCTGCAGGTACAGACTGCGATCACATCGAGCCAGGTGACGATCACCGCGCGGTGAACCTCCAGTGGCTTTGCCGTTGGCATCACAAACGTAAGACGCAGCAGGAAGCTGCGGCGGCGCTCGCTGCTGAGCGGAAGAAAAACCAGCCGCGTAAGCGCAAGCATCCCGGCCTCATCGGCTGACCCACCCACCAGGGACCCCCTCCCCTACCCCGCCCAGCACCGTCAAGAGCTGTCGATATGAGTTTGTACGGGTCTGGGGATTTTACGAGGGGCACTTTTCGTTGATGCGCCGCGCGAAACAGTGCATCGGAGGGTGGGTGCTCTGGGGGCGGTCAGAGGGGCAGGAGCGCTCCCGGCTGGTACACATTGCCGGTGATGGTGATGTATCGGCCTGTCGAGTAAAACTCGATCCGCTGTCCCTTCCACTCGCGCTTGAAGCCGCGGCGTGGAGCTGCGGTGCCCCAGATGTGAAGGCCGCGCCCGGACGGGGAGATCTCGACGTAGGAGCCCTCGTAGTACGCGAGGAGAGTCCGCGTCGCTTCGTTGGGGATGCCGTCCTCGTCGAGGCATGCGTCCAGGTCGATACAGCCGACACCGTCGCCGAGGACGAAGCCGAGGGGCGCGCCGGTCGCGCTCGCGGCCTCATACGTGCTCCAGGTCGTCGGATCAGTGACGGACGCCCACGCACCCGTGCGTGCGCACATGGGCCGTTTGTTGACGTGGTTGACCCAGCGGGCGCGGACGGTCAGCTTGACGGGGAGGCCGGCGGCTTCATCGGCTCGGGTCGAGCGGTGATGAGCGACTCGGCAGCGAGTCGAGCAAAAGCGCGCGTCGGCTCGCGCCCAGGCTTTGAGCTGACGTCCGCAGTGCTCGCACGTTTTCATGTGTCCTATTGTAACGCTTATTTCGTTGATATTCCGCAGATAGGTTGGGGGTGATCTGTGTGGCTGGTCGCGGTCCCGCGCCGAAGCCGGAAGGCTCTCGCGCTCGTCGGAACAAGGATCCACAGGTGCTCCGGATCATCACGGCCCAGCCGGTCGAGCAGCCGGCACTTCCGACCATCGAGCAGGTCGTCGTCGACGAGTTCGGCGTCCCGAAGAAGAAGCGCTTCAACTGGCCGACGATCACGAAGCGCTGGTGGAAGATGTGGGGCGAGTCGCCTCTCGCCGCTGAGTACACCGAGACAGACTGGGCGTTCCTCATGGACACGGCGTATCTGCATGCCCAGTACTGGAAGGGTGACACAAAGGTCGCGGCTGAGCTTCGTCTGCGCGTCGCCAAGTTTGGTGCAACGCCCGAGGACCGCGCGCGACTGCGGATCCAGTTCGCCGTCGCGGACGGCTTAGAAGATGACGGCCCGTCGGCTGAGGCCTTGCCGGTCTCATCTCGTGCGAGGGGACGAAAGACAGTACTCAAGGCGGTGCAGTAATGCCCTGGATGCCGATCGACGAAGAGGACGAGTTTCCAACGCTCGGCTATGACGTCGCCGATTGGATGACCGCGTTCCTGCTGACGCCGGACAAGGACGAGCTGATTCCGTTCGTGCCGACGCAGGAGCAGCTCGACTTCCTCGTGCATGTGTACGAGCTGGACCCACAGACAGGGCGCAGGCTCAAGCAGCGCGCCGTTCTGTCCCGGCCTCGTGGCTGGGGCAAGTCCCCGTTTCTCGCGGCGATCTGCTGCGCCGAAGCGATGGGGCCTGTCCTGTGCGACGGGTGGGATGCGGAGGGCCAGCCGGTCGGTGTGCCGTGGTCGACGCGGCGAACGCCGCTCGTGCAGGTAACGGCAACGACGGACGACCAGACTGCGAACACGTGGGATCCTCTCCTGGAGATGCTGAGGGGCTCGCCAGCTGAGGACGAGTACGGAATCGACCCGATGGATAGCTTCGTCGCCCTGCGCCGTGGACGCATCGAGAAGCGCACGTCCTCGGCGACCTCCGTCAAGGGTGCCAAAGCCGTTATGGCCGTTATGGACCAGACCGAGACCTGGCTCCCGGGCAATGGTGGGCCGAAGCTCGCAAAGACGCTACGGTCCAACGCGGACAAGCTCGGCGGTTTGACGATCGAGACGCCGAACGCCTTCACGATCGGCGAGCGGTCAGTCGCAGAGAACACCGCGCGGTTCTATGAGCTGGTCAAGGCCGGGAAGGTCAAGAAGGAAGCCTCGCGAGGCCTCTATTACGACCACAGGCAGGCGCCGCTCGACACGGACATCACGGACCGCGAGTCCCTCATCGAGGGCCTGCGGATCGCTTACGGCGACTCGGCTCGGGATCCGCGCGGCTGCGCAATCCACGATCCAGAGTGCGAGCCCGGCTGGGTCGACCTAGAGCGCATCGCAGATTCGTTCTGGCATCCGGATAATGATCCGGCGGACATGTGCGCGGACTTCCTCAACCAGATCAACTCCGCGTCCGACGCCTGGCTCACGATGCCGGAGCTGCGAGCGATCGAGGACCACGGAAAGACGATCTCGTCGACAGAGCCGATCACGCTCGGTTTCGATGGGTCGGAAGGGCGGAAGATCGGCATCGCCGACGCGACCGTCCTCATCGGATACTCGATCACCCAAAAGCATCTGTTCAAGGTGGGGATCTGGACGCAGCCGGACGGTCCTGCGGGTGAGGGGTGGCAACCGCCGCGCCTGGAGATCGAGCAGACCGTGCGCGACGCTTTCGAGCGCTACAACGTGGTTGGCTTCTACGCCGACCCGTCGGCAGGTTGGGCACAGGATGTCAAGACCTGGGAGGCCAAGTACTCGCGCCGCCTGCGGGCGAAGATCAGCGCGTCCGAGCCGATCCGCTACCCGCAGCGCAACGTCTCTCAGACGTGCGAGAACTTCGCTCAGCTGCTCTCCGCGATTCACCAGGGCCTCATCACCTACGACGGCGATCCGACAATGACTGCGCACTTCCTCAACGCGAGGAAGTCACCGCGCCAGGCCGGCTACGTGCTCGTCAAGCCCGCCGACGATCAGGACTACTCCAAGATCGACGCGACCTGGGGCGCGATGTTCGCCTATAAGGCTGGCCTCGACGCGGTCGGTAAGGGCGCAGCCAGGCCGACGGCACGCCGCGCTCCGCGCCGCCTCTACTAACAACGCACTGGGGAAGGAGGCCCCACCTCATGACCAAGACCCCCGAGGAGTGGCTCTCCTACCTCACAGCCAAGATGGACAAGGCACGCACCAGGACAGACCTGCTGCGCTCCTACACAAACGGCACCAGTCCCCTACCGGAGATGGGGCCGAACCTGGCGAAGGCCTGGATCAAGTTCCAGCGTCGCGCGCGCACCAGCCCCGGAAAGCTCGTCGTCGCCGCGCTCGTTGACCGCCTCATCCCGAACGGCGTGACCGTCGGTTCGAGTGACAAGACGCCTGCGGCGGTGGCCGCAGCCAGGATCTGGCGCGACAACAGGCTCAAGGTCGCGTTCTCCGACGCGATCTGGGACGCCGCGACCCTCGGGCATGGCTACCTCCTCGTCACCCAAGACGAGGACGGGCACGCCTGCGTGACCTACGAACGCCCTGAGCACATGTATGTCGAGCCGGATCCGGTCCGGCCCTGGCGTGCGCTCGCGGCTGTGAAGGTCTGGCGAGACTCCTCAGCGGGGATCGATCATCTGGTGATGTGGACTCCCGGCAAGCGCACCTCGTTCTCGCGCTCGGCCTACAGTGACTCGAAGGCCTTGATCTCGACTGTCTCCTCTGGCTGGCGGCAGGACGAGGGCGGCGAGCAAGCGTTCGAGGGCGCGCCTCCCGTCGTCGTTCTGGAGAACCGCTTCGGCGAGGGAGAGTTCGAGAACGTCCTAGACTTGATCGACCGCATCAACTGGCAGACGCTCCAGCGGCTCGTCATCATCAGCATGCAGGCGTTCCGTCAGCGCGCGCTCAAGAGCGCCGAAGGATCGGCGGGCCTGCCTGCTGAGGATGAGGCCGGGAACGAGATCGACTACCAGAAGGTGTTCGAGCCGTCGCCCGCCGCCCTCTGGGAGCTTCCTCCCGGAGTCGAGATCTGGGAGTCCTCGCAGACACAGATCACAGAGATCCTCAACGCGACAAAGGACGACTGGCGCGAGCTCGCGGTCGAGACATCGACCCCGCTGTCGATCATGCTTCCGGACTCGGCTAACCAGTCAGCCTCGGGCGCCGAGCAGCCGCAGAAGGCTCTCCTGTCCAAGGCTGAGGACAGGATCGAGCGATTCAAGCCGGCACTGGCCTACCTCATGGTGCGCGCGCTCGCGGTCGAGGGAATCGACCTTGACGAGACCGAAACCGTCGAGGTCTTGTTCGTCCCGCCTCACGCGGTCTCTCTCACGGAGAAGTACGCCGCAGCAGTTCAGGCCCGCAACGCGGGCGAGGCACTGGAGACGATTCAGCGGAATATCCTCGGATACTCGCCGGAGCAGATCGCGCAGGACAAGCAGCGCCGCGCCGAAGAGCAGCTGGCTCTCGCGTTCGCGCTGCAGGACAACCCCCAGCCGACCGATGAGGCGCAGCCTCCGGTCCGGGGGGGGATCCTTCTGAGCTGAAAACCAAGTTCGACGCACTCGGCACAGCAATCCGCGCGGGCGTCGCACCGGAGTCAGCAGCTCAGGTCGTCGGCCTCGACGGAATCAAGTTCACTGGCGCAGTGCCCGTCGCCCTGCGTCTGCCTGAGACGCAGTCAGCCGACCTTGAGGAGAAGTGAGCATGACGGACCTGGATGACCTGACAAGTGTCTACAGTTCCAAGGTCCACGCCGTGCGCGCGCAGATCACGAAGTTCGGCGAGGCCTACTGGGACTCGATGCCGAACTACCGGGCGAGCGCCGTCAAGGAGATGATCGACGCGCTCGTCCCCAGGGTAACCGCCGGGCAGCTCCGCATCGCGGACCTGACCCGCGCCTACCTCGCGCGATGCGCCCACGAGCTCGGCTGGAAACTCGTCGTCCCACCGCTCGATAAGACGGACATTCTCGGCGCTCGCGGCGTCGATCCCCGGAAGGTGTACCGCCGCCCTGCGGTCGACGTGTATAAGGCACTGTCGGATGGGAAGCCGGTCGAGCAGGCGGTCTCTGAGGGGCGCCTGCGTTTGACTCAGCTGATCGGCGGCGATGCGCAGCTCGCGAAGGTCCGCGCATCTCGCCAAGTGATGCGCGCATACCCGGACGCTGGCTCGTATTACCGGCGCGTGCTCACGGGCCGCGAGAACTGCGGCCTCTGCGTCGTCGCATCGACGCAGCGCTATTACAAGGAAGATCTGCTGCCGATCCATCCGGGCTGCGACTGCGACGTGCAGCCGCTTCCGCCCGGAGCGGCAGGCCAGCAGGTCATCGACGAGGACCGCCTAGAGCAGGTCCACAAGATCGCTGCCGAACGGCTCGGCGAAGCCGACCGAGGAGGCAGAACGCCCGACTACCGGAAGCTAATCCGAGTCGAGGCGCACGGGGAGTACGGCGCCACTTTGACGTGGGCAGAACCGAAAACCCCGAAGCAAGGCGGCACAGCGGATAAGGCGTAACGCCTAAACCCGCAGTCGCACAATCAAGCCCCGCCGAGGCCGCAACGGCGCTCGCGGGGGAGGCTACCCGAAACGGGAGGACTGATCGACCATGAAGATTCACCTGACGGACCGACCGCATCTGCGATTCGTCGAGGCCGATGACACGCCTACGGGCGGCGAGACGACCGACACTCAGGGCACGGAGGCTACTACCGAAACGGAGCAGCCGATGGACTGGGAAGCAGAAGCGAAGAGGTGGAAGAAGCTGTCGCGCCAGAACGAGGCTCGGGCGAAGGAGAACGCTGAGAAGGCGCGCTTGTTCGACGAGCAGGAGGAGGAGAGCAAATCGGAGCTGCAGAAGGCTCTCGATAAGGCTGCGCAGGCTGAGGCCCGCGCCCAGGCTCTCGAAGTCCAGGCAACGCGAGCGCAGGTCGCCGCGGCGAAGGGCGTCGACGTTGACCTGCTGTCCGGCTCGACGCTGGAGGAGCTCGAAGCGTCTGCGGACCGTCTGCTGGAGTGGCGCGGCGCGCAGACCCCGAAGGGCGCGCCGGCATCCGACGCGGGACATAAGGGTGACGAAATCAGGTCGAGCAAGCAGCTCACACGCGAGGACCTCAAGACCATGAGTGTCGAGCAGATCAACGAGGCCCGTCGTTCGGGCCAACTCAACCGCATGATGGGCCTCGCCTGACGGCGAGCCCGTGAAAGGAGCCACAGCAATGGCTAACACGAACTTTATCCCCGAAATCTGGTCGGCATCGATCCTGGAGAGCTTCCGCAACCAGGCTGTCCTGACTGGCCTGACGAACCGCGAGTACGAGGGCGCGCTGACCTCCGGCTCGAAGATCCACATCGCCGGCATCGTCGATGTCAAGGTCAAGGACTATAAGACCGGCGTCATTCCCGCCGCTTCCGGCGGCGGTAAGCAGCCGCGTACGACCGCACCCGACACGGTCGCCGACACGGGTATCGAGCTGGTCATCGACCAGGAGAAGTCCTTCGACTTCCTCGTCGACGACATTGACCGCGCACAGTCGAACAAGTCTTTCGATAAGTACACAGAGTCCGCCGGCATCGGCCTCGTCGAGGACGCGGAAGCCTTCCTCACCGGCCTGCTCTCCACGCAGGGTACGGCAACGACGGGCATCGCCAACCCCACCGACTGGGCGTCCGCCTACAACGTCGTGCTGGCGCTGCGCGGCAAGCTCACTGACGCGAAGGTTCCGCAGGCGGGCCGCGTCCTGCTCGTGAACGCGAAGTTCGAGAACTTCCTGCTCTCCGACGGCTCGAAGCTCACGGCCTTCGACAAGGCCAACACCACCGACGGTCTGCGCGAAGCGATCATCGGTCGCCTCCTCGGCTTCGACGTCGTCGTGTCCCCGTGGATGGACAACACTAAGCCGATGGCAATCGGTCTGCACAAGCCCTCGGTCGCCTATGTCTCTCAGATCTCCGAGGTCGAGAGCATGCGCGCGGAGAACACCTTCGCCGACCGCGTCCGTGGTCTGCACGTGTACGGCGGCAAGGTGCTGCGCCCGACCGCCGTCCAGGTCTTTAAGGGGGCCTGATGCTCGTCCGTGGAACCAACGGCCTTGAGATCGAGGTCGAGGAGCAGGTCGCGACAGCGATGATTACCGCCGGCATCGTCGAGCCTGTCGACGCTGCAGACGGCATCGAGCCTGTCGAGGACGTCGAGGGCGTCGAGGAACCGGAGACCGAGCCGGCCAAGACCAAGAAGTAGGAGGAGAGATGACCGCCGCCGCCCTACCGCTCGCGACCGTCTCGGACCTGGAAGCAGCCCTAGGCCGCGACCTCAATGAGACGGAGAAGCGCCGCGCGGAGTTCGTCCTCGATAAGCTCTCAGCAGCTTTCCGAGACCGAGCCCGCCAGACCTTCACCGTCGAGCAGTACACGCACCGACTCAAGGTCGACGGCGGCGGTCGCCTCTTCCCGACTCGCACACCGCTCATCGCCGTCCACTCGGTGACCACAGACGACGGAACGCCGGTCGCCTGGCAACTTCGGCACGGCTTCGTCCAGGTCGATATACCAGCGTCCGACTTCCTCGTCGTCACCTACTCCGCAGGGCTCGCTGAAGTCCCCGCCGCCGTCCGACTCCAACTCGCCGACAGCGCGCGTCGCATCATGTCGATCGACGCCGCCGCAGCGCACGGAGCCACACAGGCCACGGACACAACCGGGCCGTTCACCCAGACACGGCAGTATGCCTCCTGGGCAATCGGAGGCCAAGCCCTCCTATCCCCTGACGACCAGGCGCTCGCGGCCTCGGTCAGGCCGCGGCGGGCCGGGGATGTGTGGGGGGTGACCGGATGAGCCGCGAACCGCTGGAGGAATGGAGAACGCCGGTCCAGGTTGAGGGGAAGGTCCGACGGGATGCCGACGGCTACCTCATCAAAGGAAACGGCCAGCGCCTGATCGGCGGCTGTCTCGTCGCCCCGGGAGCCTTCACGGTACCGGGGCTGCTGACATCGCAGACATCTGAACAGCCCGACGAACAAGCAACGCTGTACGCGCCGCCAGGCGCTCTCTTCGAGGTCGGCGACAAGATCACAATCCCAGCTGAGCACCCACTCGGCGGGCACTGGCAAGTCGAGTCCCCGCCGTCACCCTGGCCGAAAGGCGTCGCAGTCACCATCAACCGGAGGTGAGCCAATGGGGAACAACTTCCGCAGGGACTCAGCCGGCATTAAGGGCTTCCTACAAAGCGGCGCCCTCGCACCCGGACTCCACCAGGAAGCCGAACAGCTCAGGGCCGCTGCCGCCGCAGCCGCCCCGCGAGGCCTCACCGACAACCTCGCCGACTCATACAAGGCCGAAACGACTAAAGCACCGCTCAGACCGGGAGGCCCGGTCCGAGACGTTGGACGCGTCTACAACGACGCACCACACGCGCTTGCTGTCGAGTTCGGCCACCGCTCCAGAACCGGGAAGCCGGTCCCCGGAGCACACACACTCCGAGCACTCCTCGGAACCAGATCTAAACGGAGGCGGTTCAAGTGACCTACACAGACGCGGTCCAGGTCATCCGAGACGCAATCACCGCGGCGACCGGCATCCCGACCGCACGAGTCCTGCAGCCCGGCTTCACCGACGGGCCGCTTCCACTCGCACACGTCTCGCTCGTAAATGCCGACCCTGGCGAATACGACCGAGCCGACACGATCTCTGTATCCATCTACGCAAAGACCCCGGCCTCACCAGCCGAAGTCGGAGCCGCCGCGCTCGCGGACCAGATCGAGGGGGCGCTCGCCGTCCGTCCGGTCGTCGGTGCGTCCGGCTGGGTAGATGAAGCAGAGGTCGAATCGACCCTGGGCGTGCAGCCGTACTTCGAGGCTGTCGAGGTCGTTCACATGACGATCACGGTCACGCACAGGCCCATCTCAGAATGACAACACCTGATTAGGAAGGGGTCTTGCATGACCACCATCGAAGCTCTGAAGAAGAAGCACAACCGCACGACCAACGTCCGTAAGGGTCTGAACGCGCTGGCGTTCCTGGCACCGATGACGGCGACTGTCCCGGAGGCGATCACCGACGCCGGCGGCGCTCTCAAGGAAATCCCGACGGACTTCCTGCCGCTCGGCCTGATCTCGACCGACGGCATCACCAACTCCGCCGACGCGAACACGGAGGACGTGGAGGCCCTCGGCTATGCCGAGGCCGTCCGCACCGACCTCACCAAGGCACCTAAGACCGTGAAGTTCACGGTCCTTGAGCCCATCCGTAAGACCATTCAGCAGCTGGTCTACGGCATCGACCTGTCGCAGACCAAGGCCTCCAAGACCACGGGCGAGATCATTTTCGACGAGGCCGCGACCCCGGCTCTCGCCGAATACCGTCTCCTGATGGTCATGGCTGACGGTCCCGCCGCCGACGAGTGGATCGTCGGTCGCTGCTACCCGCGCGTGAAGCTCTCGTCCCTGCCGGACGAGAAGTGGGCAGCCAGCGACGCAATCCAGTTCGACCTGGAATTCTCGGCCTTCATGGACGAGACCGCCGGCACTTCCTGCCGTCACTACATCGGTGGATCCGGCGCGATCCGTCACCGCGACGCGATCGGCTTCGATCAGGCCAACTGACCTGCTCTCGATCTCGGGCGGGCCGGAGACGATCTCCCTCCGGCCCGCCCGTCCACACCTCACGCATGGAGATCACCTCACGGATAGGACCAAAGATGAAGTTCCTCAAGACTGTCAAGACCGACGACGGCAACGAGCTCAAGCTGGAGCGCGAGACCGACTCTGCGGTCGAGCAGAACCAGCTTCTCTCGCAGGGCTGGGAACCCGCCGACGACTCGAAGGTCGACGTCGAGAAGCCGACGCTGCCCGCGCCGCCCACCTTCAACAAGTAACCAACCGCCAGACAAATAAGGAGATCACACATGTCTGACCAGGCACAGCCCACATTCACGTTCAACGCTCTCTCGAAGCTGGAGAAGGCCGCAGCCCCGGCCCCGTTCACTTTCGGGATCGGGAGCCAGGTCATCAGCTTCCCGGATCCGCTGAGTCTCACGCCCGAGGCCGCTGAGAAGTTCATGGCCGCGATGGAGTCCTCGAAGGCTCCGACGCAGATGATCCGCACCTGGCTCACCGCTGAGGATGCGGACCTGCTCCTCAGCAAGCTCAACATGCGCCAGCTCGGCATCCTGATCCGTCAGGCGTCCGAGCACTATCAGGGCATGCTGGGCGACGCGGGGGAAGGCAACGCCTCTACGACCGACTAAGTCGGTACGAGAGGCAGATCGTCTCCGATCTCGCGGAGCAGGGCTGGGATACACCGGCCCTGTTCCGTGCCCGCCGCTGGCGCTTCCTGCTCACGCTCATCGACGGCCTCGGGTCGACGAGCAGGACGACCGTCGCGATCCTCAACGACCCCGATCGCTTCGAGGAGATCGCGCGTACTGTCGCGGAGACAGAAGCGACTACCGACGATACCGAAGCGCGGATGCGTGAGCAGACACCCGTCGTGCGCCTCCTGCAGGACATCTTCGATCTGGTGTCCGCGGCCTTCGGCGGCAAAGAGCCGTACCCGCGTCCAGTCTCGGCGGTCGAGCTCGCACTCGAGGACGCTCGCACAGACCACCTTCACGACTTCCGCGATGAAGCAATGAAGGCCCTCCTCCCGAACTGGGAGGACAGCGAAGAATAACAGAAGAGAGGAACCCCGGAATGGCTGGAGTTTACAAGGCGGGCACGCTGTACGTCGACGTAGTCCCCTCCATGAAGGGCTTCTTCAAGACAGTCGAGGCCGACGCCAAGGCACAGCTGCCCAGCATCGGGCAGAACGCCGGCAAGGACTTCGCAAACGGCCTACGCGCAGGTGTAGGCACCAGCGGAGCCCAGGTAGCAAAGAGCATCAGCCAGCCCCTCGACGCCGCCGCAAGCGACGTAAAAAACAGCGTCAACGCAATGACAAAGGGGCTACAGTCCTCAACAAGCGGCATGCAGCGCGCCGCCGACGGAGCAGGCCGAAGCCTCTCCACGATGGGCGCCGAGGCAGGCCGCGCTCGCGGGCCGGTTGATTCGGCGGCACGCGCGCTCGATGGGGCAGCGTCCTCGGCTGGCTCGGCAGCGGGCAGCATGCGCGAGGCAGGCTCGGGCTTCTCCTCTATGGCGGGCTTCGCTCAGAACGCGATCGCGCCCCTGGCTACGCTGGCCGCTGCTGTGGGCATCGGTGGTTTCGTCTCCGAGGCTATCGCTGCATCCGACGCGACCCAGAAATTCGCGGACACGCTGAAATTCGCGGGGATTGATCCTGATCGGATCGAGGAGCTGGGAGCCGCAGCACAGAAGTACGCCGACGAGACAGTCTACGATCTCTCGGACATTCAGGGCATCACGTCCCAGCTCGCAGCGAACGACGTCAAGGGCTTCGACAAGCTCGCGGAAGCGGCGGGCAACCTGAACGCTGTCGCGGGTGGCTCTGCCGAGACCTACAAGCAGGTTGGCCTCGCGCTCGTGCAGGTCAACGGGGCCGGAAAGCTGGCAACGCAGGACTGGAATCAGATCGCAAACGCGATCCCCGGCGCGTCCGGCAAGATCCAGAAAGCGCTCCTCGACGCGGGTGCCTACACGGGGAATTTTCGCGATGCGATGGCACAGGGCCAGATCAGCGCCGAAGAATTCAACGAAGCGTTGCTGAGCCTCGGCTTCGATGAGGTCGCGGCGAACGCGGCTCGCGACACGAGCCGCATCGAGAACGCCGCCGGAAACCTCCAGGCAACCCTCATGGGCGGCTTCAAAGACCTGATCGATTACATGAAGCCCACGATCACGGACCTCATGGGCTGGCTGTCCGATATGTTCTCGAACGCCTTCGACTGGATCTCCGAGCACAAGGATCTGCTGGTCGCCCTTGGTGAGGGGATCGGGATTGCAGTCGCCGCATACTGGGGTTTCTCAATCCTAACGACGGTCATCGAGTGGATCAAGAATACGACCTTGGTCCAGGAGGGCCTCAACGCCGCTATGGCTGCGAACCCGATCGGTCTTGCTGTCGTGGCTATCGGAGCCCTAGTTGCCGGGCTGATATACCTGTATAACACCAACGAGGACGTAGCGAACGCGATCAACGCCCTCGGCGCGGGTATCGCCGAGTTCTGGACGAACAATGTAACGCCCGTTATCGACGCCTTCGTCGACTACACGAAGAACACGCTCATCCCGGGTATCGAGTCGGCGTGGGGCATCCTCACCACCGGAGACTACGACGGTAATCTCTTCGGCCTTGAGGAGGACTCGGCGCTCGTCGACTTCTTCTTCACGCTGAGGGACGCGCTCCTAGCGGTCGGCGAGATCTCCTACACGGCGTGGACGGACAAGATCAAGCCCGCCCTTGAGGCGGCGTGGGACTGGATCTCCGGCACCCTGTGGCCGGGCCTCCAGAACTTCTGGTCGACCGTACTGCAGCCGCTGTTTGAGGGGATCGGCTCGGGCCTCGCTCTCGCCTGGACAGCAATCATCAGACCTACCCTCATGGCCCTGTGGACGATCGTCTCCCGGGTCATCTGGCCTGTTCTCAAGACCCTCTGGGAGAACGTGGTCAAGCCGCTGTGGGAGGGCTTCGCGTCGGCAGTCCAGTCAGCATGGGCCGTGATCTACCCGGCAATGCAGGCGCTCGCGGGTTTCTTCCGTGACACGCTCATGCCCGCGCTCTGGTCCTTCTGGCAGGACGTTGTCGAGCCGGTCTGGACGAACGTCTCGACGTTCATCCTCGCTGTCTGGGACAACGTCCTGTATCCGCTTTTCGACCTGTTCGTGACGGTGATCTCTGGTACCGTCGGTATGGCCTTCGAGGGGCTGTGGACAACCGTCGTGACGGCCTGGAATGGGATCTCGTCGGCGATTCAGACGGTCTGGGGCATTTTGTCCCCGATCTTCTCTGCGATTGGCAGCGCGATCTCCTCGACGCTCGGCCCCACATTCACTTGGCTGTACGACTCGGTCATTAAGCCGGTCTGGGATCAGATCTCGTCGGCGGTGCAGACGGCCTCCTCCGTACTGATCGACGTCATCTTCCCGGCGATTAAGAGCGCGATCGGCGGCGTGAAGGAATCCTTCGAGTCTTTCCGTCAGTCGGTCGAGACGGTGTTCGAGAAGATCAAGGGCGCCGCCGCAAAGCCCGTCAACTTCGTCATCACGACGGTCTACAGGGACGGAATTAAGGCAGCGTTCGATACGATCGCCGCGAAGGTCGGCCTCTCCGTCCGTCTCCCCGACGTGAAGCCGATTCCGGCCTACGCGACCGGCGGCGTTTTCTCCACCATGACGCCGGGGTACTCCCCCGGCAAGGACATCTATCACTTCTACAGCCCGGACGGGGGAGGCGCGCTTCGTCTATCCGGCGGCGAGGGCATCATCCGACCCGATGCCCTGCGAGCTCTCGGCGGGAAGCCCTGGCTCGACCGTGTCAACGCCTCGCGCGGCTCCGGCCTCGCGACCGTCGGAGAGACCGGACGCCGCCGAGGCGAAGTCGCCTTCGCAAACGGCGGCATCTGGAACGCAGTCAAGGGCGGCTTCTCCGGCGCCCTGGACTGGATCAAGGACACGACCGAGGCGGTCGCAGAGATCGTCACCGACCCAGCCGCCGCAATCGCAAACCTGGTCATTAAGCCGGCGCGCGATCTGCTATCCCCCAAGGACGGCAGCTTCTGGGAGCAGGCAGCATACGGCATCCCGCCGATGCTGTTCGACGGCCTCAAGAGTCTGTTCACCTCGAAGGTGAACGAGTCCGGGCTCTCGGGCGGCGCAGGCCTCGTCGGCGCAGCCATGAAGGCCGTACTCATGGGCGTCCCCTACGTCTGGGGCGGCTCCGGCATCCCACCCGGCCTCGACTGCTCCGGCCTCGTCTACTGGGCCGCACAACAGCTCGGCCTCGGCTGGCCGCGCCTCACCGCAGCCGGATACCAGTCCGGCTCAACCCCGATCCCCTGGGGCTCCGCCACACCCGGCGACCTCCTCTACTGGGGATCCCCCGCCTGGCACGTCGCGGTCTACGCCGGCAACGGCCAGATGATCGAGGAACCGCGCCCCGGCCTGAGCGCACGCAAGACCGCGATCTGGGGATCACCCTCAGTCGGCAGGTACGGCGGCGCCCGCAAGTACGACCGTGGCGGCTGGCTACCAGACGGAGTCACCGCCGCAGTCAATCAAACCGGCCAGCGCGAAGCGATCCTCACCGCCCGCCAATGGGCCGACGTGTCCGCGCTCGCGGCCAGCGGCGCGGGTGCGGGGGTCTCGATGGAGGGCGCGCAGGTGCAGCTCGTCCTCGATGACGGCGTGCAGTTCCGCGCTCACGTCGAGGGGATTAGCGCGGGCGTTCTCGCTCGTAGGAAGCAGCTCGCAGGAAGGAGCCGATGATGGTTCGGACGAATCTTTGCCCTAATCCCTCGTTTGCGTATGGGACGAATGGCTGGGCGAAGTACGCGCCGTCGTCGCTCAGGATCGCGTCTGATCCGGCTCCGTGGGGCGGGCACGAGCGGCAGTCACCAACTTACATGGCTGTCGACGTGCCCGCCCAGTTGCAGGGCCAGGTCGCCACGCCTGGCGTGGTCCCCGTGTCGGCGGGGCAGGCGCTGGCGGTCTCGGCCCTGGTTCGTACGAGTCCTGGTATCGGCCTCGCCGTCCGCGTCGAGCGGACGGTGGGGGGCCGCAGTCAGGTCTCGTCTGAGCCGCTG